CGTTGTTCATAAACGCCATCAAAGACTTCGTTGATAATCGGTTCGACTACCGCACGAAAGTCGGTACTACGCATTGGGGTTGCCATTGCTTATTCCTTTCGTATTAGATCGATACCGCTGGGGCAGCGAATGTATTGTTAGCGATGATAACTTGAACGATTGTGTAAGCGTCACCCCAAGTGTTTGTCACACCTGCTGGATATGCTACTTCACGACCGAGACCAACTACGCGAACTTGACCTTGAGCACCAGAAGCAACAGGAGTTGCTAAAAGAGCTGTAGTAGAGAAGCCTGCGCCGCCGTTACCGATTGTGTAACCGTCAGTTACTAATGAACCTGTTGTAGTGTCAAAGTTATACTCTGTACCAATAGCGGCTGTTGTTACAGAACCGTTACATTGGATTTCGTATACCAAAGCTGGATCTTGGAAAATCCAGAATACTACTTGGGTTGCAGCTGCTAAAGAAGTAGCAGTGATTGACTTACCAAGTGTACGACGACCTTCAGCGGTTGTATATTCTACACCGTCGAAAGAACCGTAAACTTTACCGCTAGCTGCGGTTTGGTTAGCAATTGTTAATTGGCCAGAAGAAGTCAGCGCTACTGGAGTGTACTGGTAAAATGCCACTTGGGCACCAGTCAAAGAGTAAGGCGCTGTGTAGGTACCAGAACCAGGGGTATAGCTGTTTGTTCCAACGAATGGAACAGAACGATCTAAACCGCTTGGGTGGTACGCAGGCTTCAGACCAAAGGGTTGAAATACTGTAGACATAGTCTAATTTCCTTTGTTTTTTGAAGAATGTTATTGGAAACGAATGTTTTTATTATTCGCTTTTGCAGTATCCTTTTCCATTTCCAAAAGACCACCCTCAAGAACTGAACGACCACCTTTATTACCTTGCGCTGTGTCGCGAACCTGCGCTGTAATATTACGTTGGTGTTCAAGCGGATCCTCCAAGTGGAGCATACGCATTACTTCTTGATAGATGTCCTCAGGTAACTTGAAGAGCACCATTTCGTTACAACTAACACAGCCTTCAAACTTGCCCGAGCTCATCTTGCCTAGTCCTTCAAAGCCCTTACCTAATTCTGAGGCTTTAACTGGCTCATAACCCAATGCCATACGTTTGTCGATACTGTCGTAAGTGTTGGTTGTTGACAACCAGCACAAGTGCATCCCCGGAATAATCCCCGCAGGAAGATCGGGCAATGCACTATTTGCCCACTTGTCTCTAAACGCATCAAGGCGTTCACGACGTGCAATGTCATCTGGGTTGGCGCCATTTGAGCGCTCAACCACTTCTTGTACTCGATCCGCAATGCGGTCATCTAAGTCACGTGATTCTCTTTTAATTCTTGGATTTGCCATTTTAATTAACCTTTATTCTGTCTGTCGTACGCTTGATAAGCGCGGATCATTTTGTTTCGTTTAGCTACGTCGTCCCATGCACCAGCATCTTTAATTGCTTGAACTCTATCACGACTTAACATGACGGTTCCTGGTTTCGCTACCTGAGAGCTACTCGACCGGTTGGAGGATGTTGGTCCTGCCTTTTTGTTGGACGAGTTACCCTTTGAGGAGTAACGATGGGGTAAACGTGCCTGTAAACGATTATCTAACTCTTCCCAGTATTCTGGATCTGCTGCATCCCAGCCTTCACCGGCGAGTTCTTGGTCAATTACCTTGGCAATTCTACTATCTGTGTCTCGAGCCTGCGGATCATACCAAGAGTTCTTTTTAAGCCACTTGGTAGCATTTAGTTGCACTTCCGTATTTACCGGATTTGGAACATTTTGCTTTGGAGATTTTGCAACCTCGAGTTGTTGTTTTTTATACGCTTGGACTTGAGCTAAACGTTGCTTAGCGTCTGTTAGCTGTTCCAAGTATTCCATTTGAGCAGCAACGTCGTTATCTTGAGCTGCTTGTACCATACGCATCTTAGCATACTCGACACGGGTGGCTTCATCTTCCACGGCCTTGTCAAGTTGTGCAATCTGATACGAGGTAGCGGTGCTTTCTACTGCTGCTAACCGCTTAGCTAGCTCTTCGTTGCGGCGCTCAAGCGCTTGAATCTTGTTTTTAGCAGAAATTTCACGCTGGCGTTTTAGATCTTTCTTAAGACGGCGCTCTTCGCGTCGTGCTTCTCTAATTGCCTCACGCTCTTCGGGAGTTTCGCCTTCATTAGGCTCTTCTTCACCTTCTTCGTCGTGATCTTCGTTTTCTGCTGAAGGCTCATCGTCCTTCTTCTTTTCTTTCTTTTTCTTTTTGCCCTCTTTGTCGGCTTCTTCGCCTTCTTCGAGAACTAAAAGATCTTCTGGTACTGTTTCTAGGGCTACTAGAGCACTACCATCTTCCTGTTCTTTTACAGGGATATCATTTTCATTTTCCGCCATACTTTTCTTTCAAAAGTTAATCTACAAACGCCTTCATCTTCTGCGCATACTCAAACGACTTAATGCAAGAGATGATTTCACGTGCCTGTAACGTAATAAACACCACTGGGGCGCCTTCGTCTTCGGGCTGAACAACAAAACGGTCACCGCCGTACTTGATAGTACGTACTAGATCACCTTCTTTACACCAAGGGCCTTCTGGCCATGGAGATAATTCTGCGTCTAGGTTACGGTATGCCAGCGGTCCAATTTGGATCACTTTAGCTACAGTTTCATTGAAACGTATCGTCTGTCTGGTTTCATCTACTAGGATGATTCCACCTTTGCTGGTATTCTTTTCCCTGCGTAACTGCACAAGTACTCGGTCTCCAGCCACTTCAACGCCAGTATCGATTACAGGAAAACATTCTTCCTCTGATCGTGTATCCGGCTCTTCATTTCCTTTTAAATCAAACACTATTCAGTGCTCCTATAGGCTATTCAGCCTCGCTATCCTCCGTTAAGAGGTTGTTGATAATATCAAGAGCTTCCATTAAGCCCTCATGCCTACCCACCATTTTCTTATACTCGTCAAATGAGTGGATATTGATGCCAGCTGTAATAGCCTGACTCAATTCGTCGCCAGCTTCTTTCAAGCGGCCAATTAATTCTGAGATTGGGTCCTTCATATTTATACTAATGCAAAAATGTGCAAAAACCCGCCCCAGATTTTAATAAAAGTTACCGCCGTCGATATCTTTAAGATTCTTACCTGGGCCTACTTTGCTGTCTTTAGCCATTTTGTTGCCGTTAAGCACAGCATTGTTAGCGCGCTTGCTACCGGATGGGCCTTGCTCTACCTTTTGATCAGGACCACCAGCGTAGCCAGGGGTACCGGTCATCTTGTAGGCTTTTTTGAAGCCTAATTCGCCGCCGTCTTGTTTTTTAGTTGCCATTATTGTCCTTCAGTGGGTGGTTGTTGCTCTGGTTGTGCTGCTTGTTGCTCTTGCATCTGCTGCATCTGTTGTTGATGCTGCTGGTCTGCTTGAGTTAACTGTTGTTGATGTTGTTGATCAGCCTGTTGTAGTCCTTGTTGATGCTCTTGGGCTGCTTGGGCTTGTTGCTGTGCTGCCATTGTGGCTTGATGCTGTGCCTCAATATTGTTTTGAACCTGGGCTGCTTGCTGCTCGAATGCTTGCTGCTGAACTTCTAATCCATGTTGACGGATATCTTGTTCTGCCGCCATAGTAGCTTCCATTGCAGACATGTTTTGCTCATGTTCTAACTTAGCTTGTTGCTGGTCCATCTGTGCGCCAGCGCTAATCATCGCAACACGCTCTTTTGCAGCGTTGTTGATGTTAGCCATTGCAATATCTGTAGCATTACGTTGGCTGTCGATGTTAGATTGTGTGCTGTACTTAGCTGCCAACTCTTGAACTTGCTGTTGCAACTGAGCAACTTTAAGCTGGTAGTCTTGCTGGGCTTTTTGCAGATCGAGCTGCATCTTAGCCTGAGCTTCTTGTTGTTTGCGCTGTGTCTCAGCCATCTGGGTCTTGAGAATTACCGCAGCTGTTGGATCAGCCATCATAGCAGACTGCTGCTGAGACTGTTGAGCTTGCTGTACCTTCTGTGCCAGTTGTTGGATCTGCTGGATGTATGGTCCAAGATCTTGCTGTGACTCTTCGTTAACCAATTGTGACGCTAGTGCAATAGCTTGCTGCGCTTGCTGAGTCATTGGTTTCTCTTGATGCAGATCAAACACATCTTTTCCATTGTCTGAAGCCTGAGCTACATAACCGCGAACAGACTGCAGATAGTGCAATGTCAAGTGCTGCTTGATATGCTGCAATGCTTGTGGAGCAAACGTTGGTCCAATGACGGGATTCCCACCATAAGCAGGATTCATCGCATACTCTAAGTGAATCTTAATATGCGCCAAGTGATCTTGGTCGGGGTACGCCGCTGCGGGGCGACCCATCGTCATCGAAACGTTTTCAAGTGCTGGATTAGACTCTTTTGCACCTAATGGGTTCGGAAGTACCTCATCCACAGACGGAACTTTAAGCTGACCTAATACACGACGATACACAGCACGGATGTCAAACATTCCGGGGGGCGCAGAGGTAGCCATTTGTAGCAGGGCTTGGTTCTGTGCAAGACGCTGTGTCTCAGAGAAGATGTTAGGGTCTGAAACTGGACGAACGTCGTTGTTATACGAGAAGTCACGTACCTTAACTTCAGTACCGGACTCGTTGTCCATCTCATCTAAATACCAATGATTTAAACGAGAAATAATTGCTAGGGATTTAGCCTGTGAGCGGTGTAAACGGGCATGGATTGAGGAGAAAACTTTAGCGCCTTGCTCAATCAGAGCTTGTGTTGTACCAACTGGAGCATTGGAGTTAATTTCTCCAATCTTTTCTTCAGCTGTTGTAACAACACCTTTAGCTGCAGTAGTTAACCAACCAAGTAAGTCAAACAATGTGGATGACGGTGGGTTAAACGGCATTGGCATAGCAATCTGACGGATGTCAGTAATGCCGGGGCCAGATTCTACTTCGATTACTTGTGTTGGTTCAATTCTGTCAGACTGGCCAGAAACTCGTCCAGTTTTGAGTTTAAGCATTGTCTGACTGTTGTTGATATGAGCAGCATCAAGCAGAGCACGTAAAGAACCAGTAAGAGCAGCAGAGAGGCCACCAATAAGATGGGGGAGGCCAATAGCATAAGCACCGCGCCAAGGAATGAATTTGAACTCAACATACCAATCCAGTTTTTCAAGCTTCTCATCATTAGCTTCCCAGTTACGACGAAGAGCCAATACGTCACCGCTTGACTCATCAATTGTTAAAATGTAAGGCGCACGACGGCCTTCTGTAAGCGGGTCTTCCTCTAAACGCAGATAGCAAGTGATTTCATACACACGACGCAATCCGTCGATGTTTTTAGATGGCTCACGTTTGCCTTCAATCTTGTTGTTTGCAGCTTCAGAACGAGTCTGGTCTGTTAGAGGTGCGTCTGATGTGTACTCAAAGTTTTCCAGGTCACGGTATGTGCCGTCATCAATACGCTTTTGGTATGTGTCTTCTGTAATGTCTTGCTGCTCTGCAACACGTTGCGCTGTGTAGAAGTTTGTTGCAGCATAAGGGAGAATGATGTTGTCAATTGGAACCCATTCGCACAGTGGACGTTTTTGTTCGTCGTCAAATCTCCATTTGAGATACTGTGAACCACCTAGGGGTAGCTGGGTTAACAGCTGCTCCATCTCATCGCGGTACTCAGGTACCTGCTCGGAGAGCTGCCAGTTAAGAAATGATACTTTACGGTTTGCTGTCTCTTCTTTGATGCGGTCTGCATCACCTTTGATATTGGATTTAACAATACCATCTGGTGGGAGAAGTTCTTTAGCAGCGGAAGCAGCAAAGTCAACGCATGCTTCTGCCATAACAGGGTGAACGACTTTAGAGGCTCCGTCAAACGTGGCTCCTCCGGGCGCGTCCTTACCCAGACCGGTACGGCGTAAACCTTCTTCGTACTGCTTATCTCTTTCGCTACGTGCTTCTTTGTCTACATCAATGTAGTCAAGGTATTCGTTTGCTAAATTAGCTAATACGTCTTCATCAAAGATCTCTGCCAGGTTCTCGTAGAACTCTGGATCTTGTGTTGGACTTTTTTTGTCCTGGTAGTTAATTACAACTGAGCCATCTTCTAGCTCAATGACTTCTTGTTCTGCTTCGTCTGAATCCAAACCTAACTCTTCTTCAAGCTGTGAGACTTCTTCGTCTTGATCAATAGCTTGTTGAAGGTCTTCCTCGCGATCTAAGGCTGGAAGCGCTGCACCGGTTTGAATTGGAATTTGGGGATTTGCCATAGATTGGGTATTTGTTGGATAATGTTCCTATTTATACTAATGCACAAATTAGGCTGTTTCCGCCCTATTGAGCATAAGGATTTGCAGTACGTTTGGATGGGTCGTAATCAGCATAATCATAATCCCTGGCTGGTAGGGGGTCCAAATTGACCCATCCGGAGTCACGCAGCACTCGTAGCGCCTGTGAGAGGGAATCAACGTAGTCATCATGACCGCCTGCTTCTGGGAATGAACACACTTGGCGGATAAACCGCTTAGACCAGTCGGCAAAGTCACCTTTTTTGACAGGATCTTCTGGAATGTAGACTTTTCCCTTAGCAATCAATGGCGCTACTATGTTTAAACGCTGCACTTTGTCAGCGCGCCCTGGATTGTAACCTTGCACATAGATTCCAGAGCCCTGGAGTTCTTGGATCAGTGAAATACCCGCAGATTTATCCTCCATCAGCACCATGTCTGCTTTTTTGCCCTTACCAAAGTCATTATCTGCTCCGTACACAACCTCTTTGTAGTCATCGATTACTTTACGGCGCAATTCTGGATAGTTAAGGTGGTGGTCCCATGCGTCTAACATCATTACACAGGTTCCAGCGTCCGGCTTTTCAAAAATACCCCACGCTGTACATGCCGTTGGGTCGTTAGTTGTTTTTTCGGAGGTAGCTGGGTCATAGGAAACAATGACATACTCCAGGTCTGGGGTTGGCATATTGGCTGGCCACATGCGAAACCATTTTCTTTTGACAATACCAGCGGCTTCTGGGTCCAAGATTTCACCATAGATCTCTTGACGGCCCATGTCTGTGCCTTCATACGTTTCTAATTGCTTGAAGAAGGTTTCAGATAGGTTTGAACGGTTGTCAAAGGACGATGCGTTGACTACGTATACATCGCCACCAATTTTTCCCTCGTTAAGGTCAACAATTAGTTCTTTTGGCTTGGGGGTTGTGGTGATGATTTGCTGGACTCGCGGTATGCGCGGGTCTTTAAGACGCAACGTAAACTGGACGCCGTCGTAGGCTTCGTCGAGGTAGTCGAACGCACACAACTCGTCGAACCACGCACCGTGGTATTGCTTACCGCGGTACCGTTCTGGCTCTGAGGCTGGGATTCCTTGGATGATTGAGCCGTTAATGAGGGTAATTTCAAAGAGGGACTTGTTGTAGTCTCTGATAAGGCTAGGTGGGATAATATTAAGGAGTCCGGAATCTCCTTCGAAACAAGTTGCTCGTATGTCGTTAGAGGTTGGAGCGGTAACCAACCAGCGTGTGTTGTCGTACTTCCAAGCCCTAATACCAATCCAATGGCTAGCGGTGTGAGTTTTGCCAGATCCGCGACCGGCAAGCATAAGAAACGTATCATATTCGCCATCTTCGGGCTCCCTTTGGTGTTGTAATGCTTGAATCTGCCATTTGACCTGCCACATNGCGGCTTCTAGCTGCGCTTTGGGCCAGTGTTTGTTAGATTCTGCAAATTTTTTGAGAACTAGCTCTTGTTTTTGTGTTAAAGACATGAAATAAATCCTTCCCCTACCAAAAAAGTACCCTGATAGCCGTCTGTTTCAATATGAACGCAGGGTTGGCTTTGGATTTCGTATATTTCCCTGATGTATCTGCGGCTTAGTATACGCTTTTTGGTTGGGGGTGTTTGGTTTGGTATAAGATGCAAGCGTGATTTGAATGTTAATGTATGGTTTTTTAGTAAAGGATGCGAAAAAATGGTTGTTTTATGGCCCAAAGACTCTACTAACCATTGAATTTGCTTTAATAACCCTTCATTTAGTAGGGTTATTCGAAACGTCTTGGTGCGTGGATTGTATTGTCTATGCT